CAGTAGTTACTTTTTCTACGGCTGTAGAAACAATTGCAAGGTCTGCCACCTTTTCAGTTAATGTTGTGCTTGCTGCTGCTAATGCCGTTACAGTATTTTGTGAAACAGTTGCAATAGGTGCAATAACTGTATTTGTATTTGCTGTATTTGTTGCAACAATAGCAGTAACTGCTGAGTTTAATGTAGCAATTTGTGCATTTGCTGTATCAATTGCTGCCAAGACTGCTGCATTGTCTGGATCAGGGGTAGGAGTAAATGCAGCGCCTTGACTAATTGTTCCAGTAAATCCCGTAGTAGTACTTGTATTACTAATATTTGTTACGGGACCATTTGTAGTCTCTCTTACGTTAAATCTAGCACCATTTGGGATTGGTCCAGTCACGCTTACATCTGCTTGCCAGGCACCATCTGAAGGATTAACATCCGCATTAAATCTAACTTGAGTCATTTGTGTTTCTGCTGTCTGCAAAGGATAAACTCTAAGATCCCAAGCAACGCTAAGGGTGTTTGTAGTTGTTGAATATGTAATTCCAGATCCATTACTCCAGGTAGTCCAGTCATATCCTGCTATAGAAATAGAAGGCGCATTTGGAGTAGAATAATAGTTTGCACCTTCATTTACACCAAATGTAATAGTGGCATTGGACCCGACGTAAACATTATTGTATGTGACTCCGCCCATCTGTAAATTAAATGGAAGGTTCATTCGAACACCAGCGTCATCTACATTAGATAAAACGTTTGTGGTAGTGCCAATGGTTGCCGCTAGAGCATTGACTGCATCTTGAGCGTTATTAATTGCTACGTTTGCTTGAGTTAATTGTGTTTGAGCCTCTGTCCGTGCAGGTGTTACTGCTGCCACTGCCGTAGTTGCTGTAGCAACTGTTGTAGTGGCCGTATCTATTGCTGTTTGTGCTGATTGAACTAAAACTGTGGCCGTTTCTGATTGGGCAACTTCTGTTGCAATTGCTGTGGCTACTTGTGCAACTGTGGTTGGGGTCTCTGTCATTAATGGAGTTGCTGTTGCTATCACAGTGGCTACTGCAGAATCTACAGTAGTAACGGCTTGCGTTATTACTGCTTGTGCCGCTACAACCTCTGGTGTTTGGGTTGTGGCTGTTGCTGGTATTGCGGCTACAGCCTGTGTAACTGCTGTTACCGTTGAAGTAATTGTTTGAACAACTGTTGTTGCAGTTTCTACTGCTGAAGATACATTTGATACTTCTGCTACCGCCGTAGTTGCTGCTGCTACGGCCGTAGTTGCTGCTGCTACGGCAGCGTTAGACGCTGTTACTGATTCAACTGCAGTGGCTATGGTTACTGTTGCTGTATCTGATGCTGCTGCAGCTTGTGCAACTTCTGTAGTTGCTGTTGCAATTGCTGTGTTAACTGCTTGCTGTGCAGGGCTTACTACAACTTGCTCTGCAGGTGCTGGTGGCTCATTAGCATTAGCAAAATTAGGACTAAAAAGGAAAAGCCAGCCGATTATAAAAAGGCTGGTTAAAAAATACTGTAGCTTTCTAGTCAACTAGGTATCTCCTAAGTAATGCAATATTTTTGCTTACTTAGTAATTATAGCAGATGTGTTAGTTTAAATTACTTAGAATCTGTTTTGTAAAATCCATTACCTTTAAATTGTATACCAAAGGAGTGATAGACCTTGTTCATCTTATATCCACATTTTTCACAAATTTCTACAGAATCTGACTCTGCAATTGGTCTGTTTACTTCTTTAGTAGAGTCACACTCTATGCATGAGTATTCATATGTTGGCATCTTTAATCCTTTGTTAGAGAGCAGTTTTTTACAGTCATGCTCAGGACTATACCAGTTATTTATAGTCGCTGTCTCCCCCGACTATCCTGGGCGTCGATGCCCGAATCTGCGACTCCCCAGTGACGGGGTGCAGATATCTATTATACTATTACTTTATTTTAATTGTTTTTGGCTTTTTCTCTTCTGGGACATTTTTTCTAATGTGTATATGAAGCATGCCGTCTTTCATTTCAGCGTTATCAACTTCCATATACTCTCCTAATGAAAATGACCTTTCGAAGTTTCTTTTGGCAATACCTTCGTGGATATATTCTCCATCCCAGTGTTCTCCGTGTAGCTCACCTTTGATTACCAAATTATTATTTTCAACATAAACACTTATGTCTTCACGTTGAAATCCAGCAATTGCCAAACTAATGCCATAAGCACCGTTATCGAATTTAACTAGATCATAAATTGGATAGTTAGAGTTTGAAGATTGCATTTTTGCAAAATTTGTATCCCATCCAATAAAAAATGGATCATTAAAAAGATCCATAGCAAGTTTTGTTACCACTTTATTCCTCCTTCAAGCGAATAAGTTAAATTAGGCCCCATTCGGCGACCTATATATTATTATATCAAATCTTAGACGTTTTTACAATTAAACAGACATCTCTTCCATAAGCTTTAAAAGACTAGAGATATCCTTTTGGCTTGTAACTATCATAAAGTCCTCTACCCCATATTTTTTAGATATTTCAAGAATTTGTTGCTTTACCTCTTCCATGTTTCCCTTAATGGAATGATGTTGTTTTTCTAGCACAACTGGCTTTTCTCCCAAATTAGTATTCCAAGACTGCTTGCGATACTCTATATCCTGATCAAGCTCTTCTTTTGTTTCTCTAATTAAAGGATCAATTGTTAATACGATTTTTGTATTTTTTAATTTATTAACCGACTCCTCAAGCCTGCCCTCATGCACAATAGCATAGTCTGTCCACCTATTAGCTAAATCAAGCGTAATTGGAGAGTTTGCAATTGTATAAGATATTGGTGGCTTGAGATTCTTTTTGCTATAAAAGTTAAAAAATTTATCTGCCCATTTATCTGCCAGATCTATTCTTTTATCAACAGTATCAATAAGAGACTTGTCGAAGTTATACATTTCAATGGCTTCTTTTTCTTCATGCTCTACCATCTTTCCAGCAACTAAATTAAAAGTAAGCCTACTGCCATAGTTATTTTTCATTGTTTCAAATATTCTAATTGCATATTCTGGGCTAAGAGTATAAGATCTTAGAGCTAACATAAATTTGAGTTTTTTTGTTGACTTTATCATGCTTGGTAAAAACGGAACAAAGTCTGGTGATCCGAAGGAATAGGTTAGTAGGACTGAATAGGCTTTTGATTTTTCTAGCGTTTCCGCCATGTAAACCAATTCCTTTTCTCTGTTTCCAAAATCAAACCTATGCATCCAATGAAATCTCATTTGTTTTGCATCTTCTCCTTATATGCAGCAAATAATTTTTCTGCCCAGTATGCGTGATACAACTTACCGCAATGCCCTTTGTCTCTAGCGCTTAAATCCTCTATGGCATAACCGTTTTGATCTGCCCATTCGTATAGGCTTTTAATGTTTCCTATGTTTGTATAGTTATTAAACAAACCACTATTTTCTACGCTAGTTGAGGAGTACATATCCCAAGTTCCCCAAAATAATTCTATGTCAAGTATTCGACAAAGCTTCTCTACTAAATGAAAATACCTAACTCCATTAAATACGGCATTGGCATATTTATCTTCAGACATTAATTCTGGAACAAAGTACGCTCCATTGACTGCGCCAGAAAACTGTGCAAGGTCTTTATTCATAATGTCTTTCATTAGATTGGACTCTTCTTTATACATACCAGTTTTAAAATCTTTTAAATAAAACTTGTCGTATATATTGTAGGCTGCTGCTGACTCTATGCCTATCTTTGCTACCCACCTTTGTTGCTTTTCATCCCAAATATAAAATTTAAATAGGTCTGGGAAATTTATAAATAGTATATCTGGCTTTCCAAATTTTTCAATATAAGCAAAAATTTGTTCTACAATAAGATCTATACTGAACCCCTTAGATCCAATATTAAAAAATCCAGAACACTTTTCTGTTTCGGTTATCTTTTGATAAACCCTATAGGCCCAAAGGTTTTCTAGGCTTGTTCCTACACCCTCTGTTTCAGAACATCCAGCAAACAAAATATGCTTGCCATCGTGTGGCTCACCCAGCTTTATAAAATCATCACCCCTGTAACCGTCAGAGTTATATTTATAAGAGTGGCTTTTATCTTCTGGTATGCCCATTCTAATTTCAAAGTTTTGCCTATAGTAGAAAGCATTTGGCTCCTCATACTGAACCAGACCAGAATCAAAATATTTTCTAAAGTTTTTCTTTTCGTAAATTCTCATACGATCAATTTCTTTCATCATAGTCCTCCTCCATCTCAATCATTCCATGCTCTCTTGCTATTCTTTTAGCCTCTTCAGTCAAGGTAATTGTAGCTTCAAGATTTTCATTATACTCTACAGAAATTAAATCTTTTTCATACAGATCTAATAGTGTTTGATCTATATAGTCTTTATGGGCTTGCCAAAGTTCTGGGACTAAGAATTCAGCTTTGTCTGTAATCTTAAAAATTACTTCACCGTATTCATCTACGCCAGACAATTCTACAGCACCTATCTCTATGTAGTGCTCTAAATCTCTTTCGAACTCATCATCTTCCATTTTTTCTCCTTGTGCAACAAGTAGGACTTGAACCTACGATTACCGAATTATGAGTTCGGGGCTTTAACCAACTAAGCTATTGTTGCCAGTTAGTATATTATAACTATAATGTACCTGCCAGTCAATAGCATCTTGCTTATCATTTAATAAAGGCTGCCCTTTTATATTTAAACTTGTATTTAAAAGGACTGGGCAGCCAGTATCCCAATACCATTTTCTTAAAAGCATGTGTAGCCCTGGGTGTTGATCCCTATTGACAGTTTGAACTCTAGATGTTCCATCTTTATGAACAACTGAAGGTATCTTGTCTGGCTGCTTGCACTTTACTGTATACTGCATGTATGGGGATGCAAAGTCCATATCAAACCACTCACTTGCAAACTCTTCAAGCACAACTGGTGCAAACGGTCTAAACTGCTCTCTTTGTTTAATTGTATTAACTTTATCTTTAATATTGGGATCCCTAGGGTCAGCTAAAATACTTCTATTCCCAAGAGCTCTTGGTCCGTATTCTGCTCTGCCAGTTGCAACTGCTGCTATCTTATTAGTTTTTAATTCTTCAAGTATTTTATTTACTGGGTACTCTCCGCCCATATCGTAACCAAGATACGGCCCTTTCCAGTCAATATGCTTTCCGTATAGGGCTGCTGCTGCCCCAAGAGATGAGCCAGCATCGCCTGGGTTTGGCATGATCCAAATATCTTTAAATATATTCCATAGCAATGTATTTGCAGATGAATTTAAGGCGCATCCGCCCATAAAAACAAGGTTTGATTTTCCAGTTAATTTTTTTGCCATTTGCATAAAATCAATTAGTCTTTGCTCATATACAACTTGAACTGCTGCAGCTATATCAAACTTGTCTTGTTCATTAATTGGAAGACCCCAATCTGTTATTCCTTGATGAAAATTATATGATTGCTCATGATACTTTGGAAAATATGAATCTACTTCTTTATAGTATCTTTGCCAGTCTCCATATGCAGCCATGCCCATCATAATATACTCTTCTTGATTAGGCATAAGTCCAATTAATTTAGTAAATGCTGAGTAGAATAGTCCAAAACTGACTGGGTAGTTCTGCTTAAACTTTAAGCTAATTTTTTCGCCTTCCCCTACCCAAATAGTTGAAGTGTTATATTCCCCTATGGCATCTAGCACCACTATTGCTGCGTCTGTAAAACTACTAGTATAATAACCAGCGCATGCATGAGAATAGTGATGGCTAAATGATTTCCTAGGGATTGATTTTATATCAAACCTAGGCTTCCAGTCCCCAGAACCACCCTTTATAAATAGCCTAGAGGCCTTTAGGAGCGGTTTTTCGTAGTAGGCTATAGCATCAGGTACCCCATACGACAAAGCATCCCCAATTAGGCTGTCGTTGACGTACCAATCATTTTTTTGCTTACTATATCTTTCTGCATGACCAGCAAATAATATTTCTCCATCTTTAATTAAAGATACTGAGGCGTCGTGTGATGTTTCATTTACTCCCAGAATTATCATACTGTTAGCACGTTCTTTCCTATGGTATCCCTATTTCTCATTTTTTCATGCATTGCTTTTGCATCCTTTAATTCCATTTTATCACCAACGAATATTTTAATTTTTTTAGTTTTAATTAAATCAAATATATAGTAAACGGCTTGGCTTAATTTATCTCTATCACTAAACTCTTTTGTACCCCAAAAAATAGATGCTGTTTTTAAAGACCCTGTTTCTTTAAGCGCTGGCGGTAGGCCCTCTCTAGCAGAAGCTCCATATGTGCATATATGTCCTTGATCAGACAGAATGTTGTAGTATTTCATAAAAGACCTACCGCCGTATGAATCCATAATAAAGTCTGGCTTGCGACCTATACTGGCTATTAACTTTTCTATCTCATCAAAGTTATTTAGGCATGCAAAATCAACATTTAAATTTTTTACAAACTCTATCTTTTTTTTGCTTGAAGTTACAGCTATAACCTCTGCGCCAATCATTTTACAAAGCTGTATTAAAATTATTGACAGTCCACTTGAGGCTCCGTTAATAAGAACTAGGTCCCCCCTTTTTATCTTACAGGCATAATTTACTAGACCATAAGCAGTTGTTCCTTGAGAAAGAGCTGCTAGGGCCTCCTCTTCTGAAATACCATCTGGGACCTCAAACATTTTCTTTTTGTGAACAGTAGCTTTTTCTGCATACGATCCACTTTCCGTAAAACCAACAAAATTTTTATTATCCATAACAAAAGATGCTTCTACTCCAGGAACCATGGGTGCGCTTGCAGCCATAAAATAAAAATAACTATTTTCAATTTGATAGGTGTCTGCATAGTTTACGCCTACCATTTTGACGTCTACTAAAAATTGATCCGTTCCAGGAATTGGATCCTTAAAGTCTCCATACTCAATAACTTCTGGTCCGCCAAACTTATTGATTACAATTGCTTTCATTAAACTTCCATTTCCTTTTTAGTCTGCTCATTTTCATTTCTAAAAAATTCTTCTACAATTTGCTGAACATACTCTGAAAAATGTTTTCTTATATTGCCTTGAGGCCTTTTACCTATAGAGTTCCATATTCTTTGGTACTCAATAATATTTGAAAATGTAGTAGGGCATACAGTTTTACTATTGTATTCTTTTAAAACGGTTGGCAAAGGAACATGTTTGGTACAGCATTTACATTCCTTTGCTCTTTCTTGATATTCGCTCATAGCATAGTCATCCTTTCTAAAGACTCTGACAAATGATCAGGCATCTTTGGCGCTCTAATCATATTAACTGGGAACTCTTCTTCTCTTCCGAAATCGTTATCGTAACTCATTGATTCATATGTGTGAACATTTATTTCTTGATTTAAATCAAACCTAGTGCCACTTATTGCATTATATATAGATCCGCATACAGCATCAGCTAAGTCTTTTGAGCCTTTTCTGGGGTGGTCAACTTTATCTCTCATAATTTTTAGCTGGAGCAATTCGTCTATGAGCAAAGGTATATGTGGCCCACGCAATCTTTCTTCTAAAACAATCATGGCCATATCGTCATAATGTTTTTTAGCAACAGACAAAATCTCTGTGTTAATGCCGTACTGTTTTAGCTGTTGCATCATATCATGAGAGTTCCATCTATCAAATGTGCAAAGCTTTATATTAAACCCCTTTGTCCTTAATGATAATATATAGTCTCTAACTTCTGCAAAATCTACAGACTTATCTGGGGTCGGAGTCCAGTATCTAACTGCATCTACTTCCACTATTGGCGCTGGCTGGGAATATGTGTCTGTGACTTTTACATTAACCCATTTCTGAACATGAGCTATTGAAACCGCACAGTGGTCATGTTTTTGTGCAAGGTCAACGTGTATAAAATAATGTTTGTCTGGGTCTGGGGCAAACCAATTTTCAAACCTACCAAATTGATCAATGGCTAAAGCTGTGTTATTAAATGCAACTTCAATTTTTTCTCTTGATTTAAAAAATGCATCTACTGCGTCTGACGGCATGCAGGCAAATCTTCCAAGAGCATCTACAGAATTTTTATAAAAAGCAACTTTAAAATCATTTATATTTCGTGTTGGGTTAATTTCCCAAGTAGGTCTTTTTAATGCATACACCTTTGGGATGCTATAAGAAATAATATGATCTTCTTCCCACTCTACAGTAAATTCATTTCCTTCTGTGCCCTCTGGAAGATCCTCGTCCATTTTAAATCTGTGGCTTCGAACTACAATTTCTTTTTCAGAAATTACTGAGTCGTAAAATTTTTGTATTGGATCGTTTTTAAATCTTGGAAAAGATAGCAATATAACCTTTCCAAAATCTGGAAATCTGGAATCTACTGATGCACGGTACATATCATATATAGCATCTGCTGTTTTTGCTTGATCGTGACCAGTAGTGTTCTCTGTGGCAAAGCCAGATATCTCGTCAAGGATTACAACAATTACGTTATACCCTTCCCAAGCTTCTCTCTCTGAGTGTCCTGAGTGAACTGTTATAGCTTTATCAAATTTCATTTCTGAGGCCTTGTCGGTGTACTTGCCAGTAAACCAAGGAGACTTTTCAATTCTTGTTTTAAACCCTTTAAAAAAAACATTGTTTGCTTGCTGTGCGTTAATAGCAATATTCAAAATATCAATAGCATCGCCTGGCGGCTTTCCATAATAAGACGCTGGGTCTTTGAGGCACAGTAGTAAATAAACGATATAAGAAACTGCGATAGTAGAGCAGTAGTCTTTTCCAGAACCTTTTCCTAATTGAGCAATTACTTCGGTAGCCGTTTGTTTAAATATTCTTCTTCCTTCATCTTCTCCAAAAAGTTTTATTAAAGTAGACTCTTTGTATATCTGGGAAGACTTCTCTATTAATGCATACTGGTAATTAGATAAGGGAGGTAGCGCTAGATAATTTGGGCTTGTAACAAACTCACGAAGATCAACTGGCCTTTCTTCAAACTCTTCGCCATCTAAAATATCGATAAGATCATTAAAGTTAAGATTCATTTACCTGCTCAATTATCTCTATTGGCTCGACCAACCCAGTAATTTGAGAAAGTCTTTTTGCTACATCCATTTTACATTTTGGGCAAGAGGCAGTAACTTCTTTTAAAATCTTAATTAATATTTCTTGCTTATGCTCTGTTTCTGCAATTTGAGATGCCATTTCTGCATTGTCAAGAATGCCAACTTCTTTAAGCATTGTAATTCTTTTTGTTTCAATATCTGCTATAAGCTTTAGGGCGCCCGCCTTTACGCTAAGTTGACCTTGAGTATCCGCATCTTCTACCGTTTTCCAGGCCTCTTTGATAAGCATAGAGTAATGCTTGTCAGCTCCAGATATAGCCTCTTTAGCTCTTTCTTTAGAAGCGTTATCGTTATGAACAACAGTCTTCCACTCATCTATAAGGTCAACGACTTCAGCTCTTTTAAAGCCAGTCATAGTAGCAATTTGTGTTGGGTTGTTGCCTTTTAAAAGTTCGGCAACTACCTTATTCATGCGATCAAAATGATCAGCTAATTCAATTTCCATATATATTTATTATAATTCTAGTTGACTAAAATGTCAATTGGAATTTGCTTTAGCAATTTTAAGTAAGATTAAATAACCTATCATATCGTCAATATCATTATCTCCAGCAAACCCTTTGCCATTCTTAATTCTATTTATTTTATCATCAATACGAATTTTAATTTGCTCTTGATTGTCCGCCTGAGAAAATATACGAATTGGGGTCAAAGCTGAGTCTCCGTAGGATATATTCTTTTCAATCAACATTTGTGCTATTTCAAGACACTCTACAATTATCTTATTTCCAGATGGTGCATCTGTTGCCATTAACTGTAAATCTGTAACCCACATTTGATACCCGTTTTCTTTATTTGGATATGATGTAAATCCCATTATTCCATCTCCTTATATAACTGTTTAAGTCCTCTTAGCGTTCCAATATCCATATATTGTCCGCCTGGTCTTACCGCCCGAATGTTAGCACCCTTTGCAATCCATTCTTTTAATTGTTTTCCTGGATGATCTAGTGATGTATCTATGTATCTTATCATATTCTTTCGGAATAGCATAGTGCCCCACATATCTGGGTAATCACAATTGTCTACCTTATCTTCTGACTCAATTACTTTATCATTAGAAACCAAGACCTGACCAACACGGCCTTTTATAGATTCTCCGCATTCCCAAATTCCCAGAACAAGGTCTGCGGTATTATCTTTAAATAAAGGCTTATATATATTTCCAGGTGCGTTTAATATATATGTATCTGGCATACCAATTAGCACCGTATCATTATACTCACCGACCATAAACTTTACTGCATCTGACATTGTTGATGGCTCACGAACAATTAGTTTAATATTCATGTCCATGTTTTGAATAATTGGAACCCACTCAGCTCTTGTAGAAACTCTAACCTCATCACACACTTCAAGCATCTGCTCTACGTGCCACTGCAAAAGAGATCTTTCATCTGATATAGGCAAACAAAATTTAGGGATGCCTCCAATTCTAGAAGCTTTTCCTGACGCTGGCAATACTCCAATAGTAGACATTACTTTTCCCAATCGTGAGGATTAAATCCGTTAGGATATGATTCATTTACTCTAGGATCTTTTTTCCAAGCAATCCATCCCTCTTCTCTGTCGTCTCCCCAATATAGATGAACTACATCTCTGTCTAGGAGTCTTTTAGCATCTTCGCCATGGAAAATATAAACCTTATTATCTTTTAGGAATGGCATCTCAAGGAGCTCTGGTGCCCATTCATTAATGTGTTTTTGATACGGCTCTACACCAAGCTCACGGTATAGTGCATCAGTAAACATTTGAACATCAGTATAGTAATGAACCATATGGTTGTGTTGAATGACTCCTTCAGAACATCTTTCAACACAAAGGTCTATGGCTGCCTTTAGTAAAGGGTGTCCAGCTTTAGCGGCAATCGTTTGAGTTGCTAGCCATGGAGTATCTCTTTCAATATCTAGGATCATATCGTACTCAGAGTTTAACCATGTGTCTACTGGAATCTTGCAATGAGTATCCATATCAGCATATATACCGCCGTGTATGTAAAGAATAGCAAATCTCCACAATCCAGCCTTCATTACTCCCAGAGGCAGGTTCACATACGTCTCGTATGTTTTTGTATCAAAGTGCTCCTTAAAGAAGTTTTCTCTGTCTTGTCCGCTCATGTATCCATGAGTCCATTCTGGATTTTGATAAGTCCATGTGCCTACGCTTTCTTTAGCGTAAGATGGCAATTCATCAAATGGTGTTTCGTAAGTCTGCCAAATCTTTTTTTCTATACTCATACTATCTCCTTTTAATTAACTGAAACTTTTCTAAATGTCTCTGTATAGTCATAGCAGAAACCTTGCACTCATCAGCAATTTCAGTTACTGTTTTCTTTTGAACAACATATCTTCTATACATCCATGGCTGGCTTTGATATAGTTTCATATTTACTGCAAATACTGTTGTGGGATTATGTCAATAATTAGATGAACCCTGCTGAATTTAGATTTATTTTCAACTCTGTGCATCTTGTTGTTATTTATCTCCCAGCATTGCCCCTCTTTCATAGTTGCATCTTCGCCATCTATTGAAAATATGACCTCGTCATTTGTTATTATAGGAATATGGTTTCTGCGGGAAACATCAAGATAATCTCCAACATCCCAATGGGCTGGAATTATACTATTGCCGTTAAGCATGGCAAACATAACGTTTCCCATTCTTCCACCATGAATGCGCTTTAAATCCATTACTATTGGGTATACAGCATTCCATAGAGCCGACCCCTGATTACTTATTCTTTGTATATACGGGTCTTTAACTTTCCATGCTATATCATATTTGTGCAAAAAGTATGAAAATGTACCAGCTAATGCTTTATGCTGGAAGCGCTCATCTTTGCCCAAAACCCATTCTTGATCCAAATCTTTGATTAGCTCTTTTATCTTTGACACATCATAGTCTTTATGATGCTTAAACGCAAATTCTTCTTGCCTCTTTGATATGTCCACCTTGTTTTTATTTTCCATCATATCTATATTATACTCCTATTATCTTTTAGTCAATACTTCGTTAGAATAATGGGCAATGCCAAATGCATCTGCTACGTCAAAATCATTTAATGATAGGCTATATTTTTTATTAAAATAGTCTACAGTTCTTTGCTTACGCATATTTCGTAATTGAGTTTTATACCAAGAATCTGCATACCCTGGATTCTTTAATCTTATTGCTGCCTTTTCGTCTTTGGTTGGGTTCTTATTTCCAATATACGCCTGCCAGGAGCTAGGTGGGATAGTAATAACCGAAGCCCCAGTAGACATAAGCTCAGCAATAACAACACCGTAGACGTATGATAATTTTATTACCGCATCGGGTGATCTGACAAGTATGGCACCTTCGACAACAATATAATCAGACTTTAATTCATCTAGCATTGCATTCATTTTTATTTTTGCGTCATATATTTTTTCGTATATATCTGCGCCTTTAAACTCTATCTTCCCCCACTTTAAAGGAATATTGTTTTCCATTAAGCAAAAGGCCACGGAGTTTGTTGAGGCATCTATTCCAAGCACTCTATGCGCTTTAGTTTTTACTAGACTAGCTAAGTTCACTTATTATGCCCCACAAAATCTTTTTGCTTTCGTTATTTAAATTTTTTTCACAAGTAGAACATACAGATAGCTGGTTATATCTGCTTAGTTTAGTTTTGCAAAACTTACAAGATCTTTTTGCGCCGTTCTTGATTGCCTTTTTTTCATAATACTTTTCCATAATTTTACGATTTGTTGCAACCCTACAGCATTGCTCATTACAGTATTTTTGATTATGTGTTTTTGGCTCAAAGTCTTTTGCACATTCTATGTTTGAGCAAATCATATTTTTGGAACCTCAAATTTTTCAATCTGAACAGTTCCAGTTTCCATAGACCAGCATGCATCTTTTGCTGGGCAGTACTTGCAAGAAGATGTCGACTTTGTAAAAGATCTCATTGGAAGATCGCCTTCTTTAAAGTTATCCCAAACCTCGCACATCCATGTAAAAGTATCATCAATAATCTTTTTATTTCTATCATTCATTACGACTGGTATGATGACAACTTCCTGCGTGTTTTTATTTTCATACAAAAAGAATCCCTCTTTGGCATCAGTTAGCTTCATGTAAGTAAGAAGCTGTAGCATATGGTTTGCTGAGGACTTCATCTCTGCTTGACGGGTATCCCAAACCTCTTGCTTGGCGGTTTTGATTTCACCAATTATTGTTTCGCCATCCCATTCCATAACCAGGTCAATAAACCCTCTAATTGGTGGGTATTCGTTTTTAATTTCACGCTCTTCCTCAACAAAGTTAGGCATTGTCTTAATTAAATTTTGCAGTCTTTCGTGAGCCTGTGTACCCTGAGCCATATTAGCAATAGCAACAGAATCGTTATCGTTAATAAACATAACTCCGCTAAATGCAAGATACCAATATCTAGGACAATTACCGTGTCCATACCCCAAAGAGCTTGGGCTAAAAGATGTTTTTGTTGTTACAGCATCTTCTCTTTTGGTTGCTAGGTATGCGTCATCAAGCATCTTGGCAAACACTTCTGGATCAAATTTACCAGAAGTTTTTTTAAACTTTAAGTTCTTAACGATATCTCTACCCATTGTTTGGCACCCACATTTTTTCTTTTCCTTTATTGTGATATCTAGCCATAACAAACAATAAGTCTGATAGACGATTTAAATACTTAGCAATGTTTGGATTTACATTTTCTATCTTCCAAACCTCACGCTCTGCCCTTCTTACAACAGTCCTTGCATTGTGCAGTGGACCTGTTGGTAAAACAAAAGATCTTAGAGGTTCTAGATATTCATTGTAGTCATCAATTACATTTTCTAAATATGTCACTCTGTTTTCAGATATTGCTATTGTTGGGGCCCCCGCAAGCTCTGCACCAAGATCAAATAAGTCGCTCTGAACTCTTTCAATAATATCATTATACTCATCTGTTGCCATTCCAATAGCAGAGTTAGCCTCATCTACAGCACCTATTGCTTCCATTACGGGGCTAGTCTTAGACACCCTTTCGTTATTAGCGTTAGAGG